GGAGCTAAAACTGCAGGGAAACCTAAGGCAGGTGAGTCAGCTAAGATGAAAGCTAAACGTAAAAGCTTTAAAGCCCGTCACGGCAAGAACATCAAGAAAGGAAAGATGTCTGCCGCATACTGGGCTGATAAAGTTAAGTGGTAGGTTCTTTAAAAGTGTCTAGTTCGTCTTCTAAGAACTTGTGCATTTTTTCTAGCTTAGGTTTCGCATCCCTTATAATTTTGCGTACTAGTATTAGTTCATCTCCTTTGAACACTGTATGAAGTTTTTCTTCGGGGAGTCCACCTATTTCAGTTAAGATGGCCCCCGAATGATTAACTATAATTCTAAAGGACAGAAGATTAGCTTCTTGTTCTTTAGGTGATTTCACAAGCTCCTCCTACACAAGCTAGTTCTTGAGAGCCTGTAGTGTTGTCTTCTTGTTCAAAGTAAACCAAGTCATTCCAGTTCACATTACTTGGCATAGATGCTAGAGACTCTTCATACTTCTCAGCAGTTATGTCCTCATAAGGAGCTTGCTGATAAACATGGTCACTTACAGGCAACAAACTAATACCCGAACAAATATCAAAGTTATCCCATATCCATTGTGCTACTTGCAGATATTCATCATCCGTATAATACACAGTAATACTGGGCTTATGCTCACACCAGAAATTCTGATACGTTTTCCACAGTTTTAACTGTTCCATTGCACCAACTTCTTTTACCACTACACTAGATTCAGGTGCTTTAACTGGGAAGCTATACACCACAGAAGACTCTGACATTACATCTTGTTCTACAGGAAACCCTGCTGCTTCCATAAAGACTGCAAGCGGGTCTTTCTTATCTGAACGTACTCTCCTAATGTAATGCTTAGAGAAACGAGGGTGAATCCCAGAAGCAGAATCGACAAGCTGAGACACAGTACCACTAGGCTTGACGCAAGTAATAGCTGCAGACTGCTCAATGCCAAGCTTCTTAGCCCACTTCTCATTAGTTTTAATAGCCACATCTCTCAAGTTCTCCAAAGTCTTTTCTAGTTCTTCTTGGTCTGCCTGACCAGACAATAACTTATTATCCATAATGCCTGTCATGCTTAATCCAAGTAGTGCTTCTTCTGCTGTATTCTTATGCCACACATTACGTAAGTATCTAAAGTCTGTAAGTGTAGCTTGCAATGAGCCAATGATAGCAGCTAACTCTACTTTTTCTTTGAGTGTTTCTTCGGTGTCATCTTCACGCACTACAACCTCAGATAAATTACAGAACTGATTAGACCGCAGTATAATCTCAGAGCATGGGTTAGTACCAAAGTCTTGGTCAGAGTCTCTACGTCCATTACGAGCTGCAATATTCTGAGCAGCTACACGACTAAACAATCCACGCTCACCTGCTCTGCTTTCGTATAAAGTTTTCATTTCGTTGATGAATGCTTCAAAGTCTGGCTTCTCGGTGTATGCTACGCTGTTGTTTGCTAAACGTCTGTGACCGTCTGCTTCCCACCATGCACCTGTCTTAGCCTTAGCCATACGAATGTCTGATAAGTTTGATAGGCTTATAAGTGCTGAACGTCTAACACCACCGACAACTACAATGTCTGCAACCTTACACACAACATCGTGACACTCAATGCTTGTTAGCTTACGACCTGCTGCTTTGTGGAATACTTCTACACAGAAGCGGAACAAGTCTTCAAGAGGTGCTGAGCCTGACGCACGACCACCAAAGGTTTTAAGTCTAGCACCTGCAGGTCTAATCTTACTCATGTCCCACTTAGGAACTTTACCTGCATATAGCATAGCAACTAACTCACGGAATGCAGAAGCCCAACCAATCTTACTGTCGGCTACTACAATCGTAGTATCTGTATCGTGGAATGACTCAGCAACTACTGGGAGCTTGTTGATAAAGTTACGCTCAACGCTGAAGCCTACACCAGTACCGCACATAAGTACATACATTAACTCATCAAATGCTCTAGGTGAATCAATAGCTAAGTAACTGCAGTTGAATCCTGCTACGTTATCTTTGTCTAGTGCTTCACCTGCTGTCATCATACAGCGCATAGACGGCATAACTTTTTGACTGTGTATGCCATCATACAAACGCTTAGCTGTTTTCTTATCTATCTGCTTTCGATTAACCCAAAAGTCTACATACCTTTGTACAGTTTCTTCCCAAGTCTCACGCCTACCCTCAGCTGAAAGCCATCGTGCATATCTAGACTTGTGTATAAATTGTTGATACTTATCCATTAAAATCTCCAAAGGTTATTGCTGTCCAAAACTCTTTGTAGAAACCTACAATGTCTTTGCGGTTATCCCAAAGTATTCTAACTGGGACATACACTGGCGATATTACAAACAACGCTAATGCTTTAATTGCTAACCTTTGTTTCTCTGTTAATTCAAAACTCCAATCTTTACTCATCGTCTACTTCCTCCCAGACATTTCCAATAGTTATATTTATAAAGGGCAATAAAATTACTGTACCTGCAAATGGCATTACATCATGTTCTCCGTTTACAACTGCCCACACTGGACGGCTATCACAGAACTCTATGTCAAAACCAACTCCATTTCTAAACTCTATCGTCCAGAGTCTCTTGAAAAAATTGTATGTCATGTTCTTTCCTCGTTTGTTTTTTTCTTTCAGTCTTAGCTTTAGAAGACCTCGTAATGTTTTTAAACTTTTTCTTTCGAGCAAACTGATTCCTGCGCTCTTCTTTTCTATCCATCACCACCAACCTAAGTTCTTAGAATTATTTAATATAATCATAAAACAAGTAGCGATATGTACAACCCACCAGAATGTTCGGATAAACGCAACAGTATCTGCTTGGCTGTTTGTCTCTCCGACTTTTTCTCCGAGAGACTTTGCCCATATACGCCACCATTTCTTACGCTTCATGTGACTTAATTAGTTTATCTAAATACCATCTTGCTTTCTTTAAGTCTTCTAAAGCTTTGCCCTTGTAAGACATACGCCATATATACTTTTGGCAGTTGCCTTTGAGATAACCTTGAAACTGGTCAAGACTCATAGACTCTTCAATAGCTTCAATGCACTCTACCTTACCTGTGTTATAGTGGGCAGGGTTATTAACTGGGTCGTTGTCCCAACAATCAGCAAAGTCTTCTGAGTCAGCAGTCACCTCTGGGTCTGTACCTCTAGTGCTGTCATAAACCCAATGCGAGTTTAAGTCTCGCATGTACTCTTCAAATGTAGGTTCTTTCTTCATTTAAACGTCTCTCTCTTTTTTGTGTTAATCCAGTTGTCGGGTATGCTATCTTCGCTAAACCACCTAAAGTTATTCTTGTCAGCCCACTCAGAGTGAGAACGTCTTGTGCCGTCCTTACGCACTTTAGCTTGTGGCATTGGTGCGCTTGGATTAGCAAACAAGAATACAAGTTCAACATCGTCCGGCAAAGCTTTGTCAATCCAGATGTACTTACTATACTCAGCACTATCCCAGAACCTCCCCTTTGCTTCTAGCAAAATCTTCTTGCCGTCAATAGTTTTAACAAAGTCAGGTTCGTACTTGTGCTCTACGGTATATTCTACTTTATCAACGTGATGTTCCCAGTTGTCAAGTATACCTGAGTGCAGCTCATACTCCCAGTTAGAGTCATAACCCTTGACTAAATCTTTTTCAACGGGTCGTTTGACTCTTGCTTTTCTAAAGCCTTTCCGTACTTTTTTCAATATAGCCTCCGTGCTAAACCTTACGTTGCTGTATCTTCCAGTTGACATCATCCAGTGTAAAGTCTTCTACTGCCTTGTCAGGAAACAAACGTAGTAATTGTTTTAGTTTTTTAATAACGTGGCGCATTCCAAACACGCTACAGTATTTAGTTCCCATACCCCAAACGTGGGTCTGTGTCGGAAGCATTTGAGCCAGATTAGTTTTATCTACTTTGTTGGCTTCGTCATCAGACAACAGCGATTTAATCCACGCAAGTTGTATGTCTTCAGCGTGTCTTCGTATACGCTTACTTAGTTTTCTATTCATAGTACCTCTTCTACTTTGGGTTCTGCTACGACTTTTGTGAGGTACGCATACCCTGTAGAGTATTTAAAAGTCCTTAGACCTGCACCATCGTTAGCGTCCTTGTGACATTCGTGTTTGTACTTACACCACGAACAACCTTTTGGTAATCGCATGTTACCTTTTTTACCATCAGGTAAAGGAGCATAGCATAATTCAGGTGGTGTGTCAAGCTCTAAATTAGTACGGAGGTTATTTATTGTAGTATCTATGTTAGGTTTATCTAAGTCATCAGGTTCAAACATACAAAGCTCACCGTTCTCTTTGTTGATAACTAGGAATGCACCGCTGTCTGTGCCCTCTGCTTTCTCATAACCTGCAAGCTGTCCGAGATAACCAAAGGGGTCATCAGCGTTCAACGTGCCATTCTGAAACTTCTGAAATGCAAAGCGAGATGCAGACTTAACATCTACTACTTGTCCATTAATCTTACAGTCCATGTGTCCTACAATGCCGTTGACTGTAACTTCTTTCTGCTCATCAGTTACATTGTGTCCTGCCATACGTACAAGCATAAGCACAATCTCTTCTAACACATGACCATACAAGAACTTAATCTGAGTAGGACCGTTAACACTTCCTCTACCATTCTCATCACGTTTCTCAAACCACAGCTGACGCTGAGGCTTACCTACGTTAGACATACGAAGTGTGAAGTTAGTGTCACGTTTACGAGGAGTAGCCCAATGTAGTATAGCTTCTTTCATAGATGCCATAGTTTCATCGAGTGCCTCCTCCGTTATTGGAAGAGGCTCACCCTCAGACAGGTTCTCTAGTAGTTTATATACGTCAGGTACTACAGTATTAAGCGGCTTCTGGCTCATCTTCTATCTCCTTGAATGCTTTGATTACATCAGACGAAAACAGCTTCTGCAAGTTTAGCAGATACATCTGGCTTGCACGGTTGTCACCGCCTGATACAGTCTTAAAGCTATCTAGTTTCTTTACAATCTTCTTGAGTGTCTTAGTATTAAATACGAGTGTACAGTATTCATCATCACCAATACATAGATTATGAAACCAGTAGTCTGACTCGGTTGCGTCAATACCTGACGGCTTACCGTAAGACTTATACTCAATACAGATGTTGCCTGTCTTCTGCCACAAGTCACGCTCAGATTTTACTTCTATCTTTTTGTTTGTAAGCATATCCGCAATCTTATCTTCACGAACAACGCCATATTGTAGGTCAATGTCAAACTTCTTTCTGTCTTCTTTAGTGGGTTTCATGCCAACCATCTCCGATGTTGTAGTCCCCATCAAGAGGACAGTTTAAGTTTAAGTTCTTGCCTGCTTGTATAATAGCTTCAACACCTAGCTGTCCTACTTTCTCAGCTTGTGAAGCTCTACACTCTATCTGCCATTCGTCATGTACATTAGCTACTATCTTTGCATCAATGCGTTTGAGCCACAGGTTATGGTCAAGTATAACCAAAGCTTCTTTCATAACTATAGCACCTGCTGATTGCAGTAACGTGTTGAGTGCAGCATGTTCGCTGCGGACAAAGAGCTTACGACCATCTAAACCTTTTAGAAATCCTTTCTTGCTCTCTCTTTGAACTCGTTGGATAAGCTGTTTAAATGATGGTAGACTATCAAGAAACTGTCTTCGCAACTGTTTACCGACTGCCTTACCTCGCTTAGCCACTGACCCAAGCTTTGCATCTCCTGCTCCGTAGAGAAGTGCATAGATGAATGTCTTTGCCTGATTTCTTGATTCAAGTCCTGCAAGCTTTTGATTAGCTGTGTGAATGTCTCCGTTGAGTATTTCATTTGTATAGTCCTCATCGTTCATGTAATGTGCTAGCATTCTTAGCTCTAATCCAGAAGCATCAATGCCGACCAGTTTGTTACCAGACTTAACAGTCCAACAAGCTCTGCACTCTGCACCATAGGGTGAGTTAGTGCTAGGTACTTGTGCCGTGTTAGGGTGGCTGTGTGTCATACGTCCTGTTACTGCACCATTGGGGTTGACGTATCCTCGTACTCTGCCGTCAGGTTCTACTGCTTTAATCCAACTGTTTACCTGAGCCAGTCGTTTCTGTAGCATGAGATACTTAGCTATCAGCTGTGCTTCTGGTATATCTTTTACCTTAGACAATGTACCCTCATCAACAATAGGCTGACCAGTAGGTGTATAGTTCTTAGGATTCCAACCTGCTTCAACTAGATAC